TCGAATACAAGGGAACTATTGCTGGTGGTGCTACTTCTGGCGCAGCCACCTCGCTTCCTGCTGGCGCAACCGGTGATTACTACAAAGTAACAACTGCTGGTTACGTCACTGACGGAACAACTACTGCATTCTTCAACTTGTATGATGGTGTAGTTCGTAATTCCACTGGTGGATTCGATAAGATCGACAACACAGATACAACTGTTTCTGGAACTGCTGGTCGCATCTCAGTAACTGGTTCAATCGACACAGGTTATACTGTTGACATCGATACTACATACTCGACTGCTGTATCAACTGCAATTAGCAACGAAGCAACTGCTGCTCGCGCTGCTGAAAGCTCATTGGCTGCTGCGGTCTTGGCTGAAACAACTCGCGCAACTGCTGCCGAAGGTACTCTATCTGCTGCAATCACCACTGAAGCAACAACGGCTCGCGCCGCTGAGGGTTCATTGGCCGCATCAGTAGTTACTGAAGCAACAACTGCTCGTGCCGCTGAAAGCTCACTTGCTGCTGCTATCGTAATCGAAGCGACAACTGCTCGTGCCGCTGAAGTATCATTGGCTACCGCAATTGCTAACTTGTCACAAGACACAATCCGTACATCGGACGCCTTGAACAATGTTCACGTTGCTGCTGATACCATCACCATGAACTTGAATGTTTCGAACGTAGCTACACAAGTAGTTTCTTTCACCGCAAACAATTCAACTAATACTAACTTAGCTGTTGACTTTAGAACACCTAACGAAGTTAGCATGGTTGCTTACGGAACAAACGCTGACGTTGACCTTCGTCTATCTGGACAAGGAACAGGTCATGTTATCATCGGTGAAACTGGTGATGGTGTTCTACAAGCAGAAACTGGCTATAACATGACAGTCGCTGCCGGAACCGGTGGTACAATGTTCGTAACTGGTACTAACGTATCTCTTGGTAATAAAGCAGATACACCAGTTGCAGTATTTACTGGAACTACAAATGCTACAAGTCACTTGGCTGTAACAAATAGCAACACCGCAGTAAGCGTTGGGGTTGTTGGTACTGGTTCAAATCTTGACCTAGTATTTGCGCCAAAGGGTACTGGTTCGGTAAACGTTTCTAACGCTGCCGTAATCAATGTTGCCAATGCGACAAATGCACAAGACGCCGTTACCTTGTCACAAATGACCGCTGCTGTTACCGCTTCTACAGTTGGTGGCGTTAAGACATTGGTTGGTACATTTGCAGGAACAGCTACTACGCTCGCTCTTGGTACTATCACTGGTACAGTTCTCCGCGTTAAAGTATTGATCACTGGAGCTTATACCTCTGGTTCAATCACTGTTAACTCGGCAGCAACGGGCGACCTAGCCGCTTCTTCAGCAATTGATGAGGCATCAGCCGGATTGTACTTGATCGAAGCTGCAACGCCAGTTACCGCTCAAGCAATTACTGCTACACTCATCGGGGCTGGCCTAACTGGTGGTTCTGCTACTGTTATCGTTGAGTATCTACAAGGTTAATCCTAGTAGATAATCTACAAAGTTTGGGGCGCGATTCTTTAAGGGTCGCGCCCTTTTCTTTAAAAAGCCTAAATAATAATATGGACCTTTCTCATAATACTCCCGTAAACATTCAGAGATATATTAAATTAATTACAGAACATCCATTAGATAAGGATGTTATTTCTGGCTGGTATAATTGTGTAAAGAAGCTTTTACCAAGCGGCTTGATCGCAGGTATTCAAGCTACTGACAATAATGGCACTCTTAAAAGTTCAATACTAGTTCATCGTGAAATAAAAAAAGAAAATCATTATATAATATCATTGACTAGAGATATCCAAGATAAGGAAGCAGAACCCGTAGTTACGTCGTTTATGCACAAATATCCAGATATTGATTTTGAAATTGAAATATCATCGAATCAAGCCGATATTTTAAGTAATAATAAAATTTCAATTCCAGACAATAAGTTTTTAGATTTATGTACCTCTTGGGCTAAAGATCAGCATGATGAATGGATGAAAGATAGATTAAAAAATGGATGGAGATATGGGCCATCTATTAGCTTAACCAATAAAACACATCCTTTATTGCGTAATTGGTATGAAATACCTGATAAGTTTAGAAAAATAAATACAACTCAACCACAAAAACTAATCGATCTATTAAATAGTAATGGGTACACTGTTATTGGAAAAGATGAATTAGAAAGTTTGTTACGCCTATTAAAAGGATTATAATTGAAAAATATAATCAAACCGTATATACATAATGATATGGACGCAGTATCAATTATAAATCGACTTTCAAGTACCACGAAAAGAACTGAAAAAGAACAAATTCTTATGGATGCCTTTATGAAGGGGCATCGAGATTTCTTCATCGGAGCACAATTATGTTATGATATTCTTATAACATTTGGTGTTCAAAAAGTTGGAGAAATTGCAGACGAAGATGATGGTGACGCCGGTACATTATCATTTAGTGATTTTTTAGATTTAGCCAATAAACTAAGAACTAGGAAACTTACTGGTTATGCAGCAAGAGATGCTATTCTTGATGCCGCCGATAAATGTCATATTCCGACTTGGAATATATTCTATCGTAGAGTTTTATTAAAAGATTTGAAAGCTGGTATCGATGTTAAGACTATTAATAAGGTTCTTCAAAAATTAGCCCCAACACAAGATGATGCTAAAAAATATATGATCCCTGTATTCTCGTGCCAGTTAGCACATGATGGTATGAAGCCAGAATATCAGAAAAAACTTTCTGGACCGAAAATGTTAGATGTAAAATTGGACGGAATTCGCCTTCTAACCATACTCAATAAAGAAGAAGGATGTATAACGCAATATACGCGAAACGGAAAAATTAATACAAATTTCTCAGATATCAGAGAAAGCCTTGTTGATATAATGAATATGCTTCCAGGTTCAGTAGTATTAGATGGTGAGGTAGTTTCATCTAGTTTCCAAGATTTGATGAAACAAGTTAATCGCAAGGATAATATAAACACTTCTGCGGCAAAATTGGCAATATTTGATATAATTCCATTGACTGCATTTAAAGATGGTATTTGTAAAATATCTCAAGAAAAGCGTCATGAAATTATTTCTAATCTAGAAACTACTGGATTATTAAGAGAACATACTAAAGGATTGGTTTATGTTATCCCCAAAAAATACGTAAATTTATCTACAAACGAAGGAAAAGAATCGCTTCAAGAATTTAATAAAATGGCGATTGAGCAAGGATATGAGGGGATAATGGTTAAAGACCCAAATGCTCCTTATGAGCTAAAACGCTCTTTTGCGTGGTTGAAGATTAAACCTTTTTTAGATTTTAGCCTATCCGTTGTAGGTGTAGAGGAAGGTACTGGTAAATACGAAGGTATGCTTGGTGCTTTCATTTGCGAAGGCGAAGATGATGGTAAAAAAATTAAAGTAAATTGTGGAAGCGGTTTTTCCGATGAAGATCGAAAAGATATCTGGAAAAAAAGAGATAATATGATTGGGATGATTGTTGAGATTAGAGCCGATGCAGCGACATTGGAAGATGGTTCTGATGTTTGGTCTCTTCGTTTTCCAAGGTTCAAGGGCTTTCGGGGATCAGTCCCCAACGAGAAACTATAATACCATTATCTATGATTTTGAGAAATAATCTCAATTTACATAAATAAGTAATGCGTATTGATGAGTTATTCCCACCAGAAGTTATTGACGAAGATATTAGAAAAACATTAGGCGATATTGGCAAGACTAGTCTTGCGGGTCTAATGGGTACGGCAATTTTAGCCACACCAACCAATAAAAATTATGATGATACAAATGCGGCTAATAGCCCATTTGCTCAAGAAGTTAAGATATTGGCTAACACCATGTGGGGAGAGGCTAGAAATCTTGGCACAGAAGGGATGAATGCGGTTGGACATGTTATTAAAAATCGTGCTGAAATGAATGCTCCAAGATTTGGAGAAGGTATTAAAGGGGTTGCGCTTAAACGAAAACAATTTTCTTGCTGGAACCCATCTGACCCAAATCGGGAAAAAATTGCAGAAATGCGAAAAATAGAATTTTATTTTAAAACCAAGCAGCCGCCACCAGGCGAAGAATCTTTTGAAGAATGGGAAAAGAAGTTTAAAAGTTCTCCACAATTTGGAGAATATCGTGCATGGCTAGAAGCATATGATTTGGCTAAAAAGATTCTTTTAAATAAGTCATATGATACAACCAAAGGCGCTCTGTTTTATCATACTAAAAGTACGCATCCTTATTGGGCAAAAGGTATTAAACCAATTACAACGGATTCAAGCCACGTTTTTTACAAGACGGTAAAGCAAGCAGATTAAAAAATTAACAAATAGTTTATAAAGTTGTTGACTTAGATAGAAACCTCTATATGTTCCTCCTTATAGGAGCACGGCGATTCCCGCTGTTGTATGGAGAATATCAATATGTCTACTCTTGAAAAGTTTAATCTTGCATTTAATCTTTCTGATTCATCATTAGATGAAAAGACTTATGCATTTTTTGACGGACCAAACTTTTATGCTTCGTGTAAGGAAGCTCGCATCGATATCGACTATTCTAAGCTTCTGGCTCTGCTGACAGATTCCTTTCACTTTAAGCGAGCCTACTACTACACCGCGATGGCTGTGGAAGATTCCGAAACTTATTCTCCCCTTCGTCCTCTGGCGGATTATCTGAGCTATAATGGCTATACCTTGGTCACCAAGCCCATGAAGACTATGACCGATGCCGAAACTGGTCGGGTTCGAAATAAGGGCAATATGGACGTTGAAATTGCCGTCAATATGCTACAACTTGTCGCTGCCGCCGAGGTTGATCACATTATTTTATTCTCTGGTGATGGAGACTTCAGCCATCTTGTGGAGGCGGTTCAAAATAAGGGTGTCCGCGTTACCGTGGTATCGTTCTTGGGTGAAAATGGTCATCCTATGATCGCAGACGAACTTCGTCGCCAAGCTGACCATTATGTCGATCTCACCGCATTGCGTGATATGGTTTCGCGTCCTCTGCGTGAGCCGCGTGAGCCTCGCGAGTTTACTCCTCGCGAGTTTACTCCTCGCGTTTAAGAAAAAGGGGCGGTTCTTCGGAGCCGCCTTTTTTTGTTGACAATTATTCATAACACAATAATCTAGATTTGTTGATCATGTCCTAGCGCCAAGCCGGTAGAGGCGTATATCACCGGCAGCATATGGGTTGGGTGTCCTGAACCTTTTTGCCAACTTGAATATGCCGTCATGGGGAGACGTTAAGCCCCAATTAAAGCTAAATATAATTCATGAGCAACGATGAATTTGTTTCCTTTTTTCCAGAAAAAGAAGTTTCTAAAAAATTAAAACGAGCACAAAGCTTGGTAGGCTTTTCAAATGAAAGAGCCGAAAATGACTATTACCCAACCCCTCCAGAGGCCACACACGCGCTCCTACAGCGGGAGAAGTTCGAAGGCTTGATATGGGAGCCAGCATGTGGCGATGGGGCTATATCGTCAATTCTGGAGGACTATGGCTATAATGTGCATAGCACTGACCTTATTGATCGAGGATATGGAAAGGGTGGAGAAGATTTTTTAACATCTGACTTTAAAGCCGCCAATATTATTACAAATCCTCCATTCAGTATTGCCGAGATATTTTTGAAACATTCTTTAAATCAGACCACAGGTAAGGTTGCATTTTTGTGTAAGCTTCAATTTTTAGAAGGGGCTAAAAGAAAAATTATATTTGAATCTTCTCCATTGAAAACGGTTTATGTATTTTCAAAAAGATTGTCCATGACTAGAAATGGTGAAAAAATGAAGAACTCTGGAATGATATGTTTTGCCTGGTATATTTTTGAACATGGTTATACCGGAGAGCCAACTCTAAGTTGGATATAAATACAATTATGACTCCTTCCGAACACATGCGAAAAATTATGGATGAAATGAATGGAACACTTTCTATTCAAGAAGGTCCACAAATTTTGATGGAAAATTATGAATCTATCAAAGAAGCACAATCATGGGCACAAAAAGCCGCAATTGCTATTCATATTAAAAAGAAACATAAGAAGCCAAAGCATATTGCTGAAGGCCCAAATGATAGCCCGTTAACTTTCCAAGGAACGAAAAAGTGGAAGAATGAAAAAGATTTTTTCAAAAAATGGTTTAGTCGTCCATTTTTAACACATGAAAAATAATTAAAAACTTGGAATAATACAATGATTACACAATTATGGGCACTTGCTTCTCCTGCATTTTCTATAGCCGATAGAGGTATTGGCGGAGCACTTAAACGATCATATGTTATAGGTAGTCTTGCTATTTTGATTATATTAGAAGCATTGACCGGAGGAATTGTTCCCGCGTCTTTAACGATGGCTTGGATAATTTATAGAACGCTTCCATGGGCATTTGGTGGAACTCTTACTCCTAGAACTCCTATTCAAATTACTGGTTCTTTTTTAAGACATTCTATGCCAGCGATGGCCGCTGTTGGATTATGTATTTTTGGATTTACTAACACTATTCCCATAACGGCAATGATGGCTTATTCTCTTTATGCTACTCTTCTTTCAAAGAATTATGCAATTTCTGTAGATAAAATTGTTAATGAAAATAAAGATAATGGTCTAGATAATTTAAAACAAACGAAAATTAATAATAAACTTGAAACTTTTAGAGGAATATTATTTTCTATAGCGTTTGCTATATCAGTAATATTTGGATAAACTCTAAATAAGTTTATTCAATTCAATTTTTATTTCGTCTATTACCGATGCCCAATTTCCTCTTTCGCTTTGGTGGAAGAGTCTTACTATATTTGGATACCATGGGCTATCGGGGCGATTTTTTAGCCATCTCCAGCACCCATCATATCTAGATAAAACCCAAGTAGGTGTTCCTATCGAAGCAGCTAAATGCGCAACCGATGTGTCCACCGATATAACCAAATCTAAGTTTTTTATAACGGCAGCAGTATCCAAGAAATCATAATCTTGGCTTAAAAATGGAAAAGGAAACGCATAGTTATGTTCTATGAACTCCAGTCCTTTTGGACCAAATTGCAAATTACAAAAATCTGCATCTATGTCTCGTATTATTGGATAAAAATCTTGTATTTGAATTGATCTTTTTGCATCAACTAATCGCATTTCTGCATTATCTCTAGCTTGCCCACTCCAAACGAAACCAACTTTTAAACGGCCTCGGCCTTCAAACTTTCTTTGGGATATTAATTCCTCTGGGATATTAAAATATGGAATTTTATTTGGAATAGACGATACAGTAGTTCCAAGCAAATATGGCGCATCTAGCATAGGGCATTCATAATCGTATTCAAAATCATCTCTAGATGTAATTACAGGAATACCCATAGTTTCGAATAAACGAACTAATGGAGATAAACACAAAATAGTTATATCTAATCCTTTTTCTTTTAATAATGGCGCATATCTAACAAATTGAATACAATCACCAAACCCTTGTTCTTGGCAAAATAATACTTTTTTTCCAATAGCATCTTCTATTTTATTTAAAAATGGTCTCTGGAATTTAGCTACATCATTTTTTGCCATAGAACATTCCCAGCGTTTTTTATATAATTTCCACCCACCTTCAAAATCGCCTAATTTTAGTTTTAAAGTTGCTCTATTAAAATCCATTTCTGGACTAATTATATGTTCGTTGGATAAATCATTGAATATCATCAAAGCTGGTCTGTCAAAACCAAGATCACTAAGAGTTACTGCTTTATTTAATTTTGTTCGTATTTTTCCTTGTGCATCATCTCTATTTAAAGATAAGGCGATATCATAATATATCATCGCATTAGTTAAATCGTCTAGCCGCCTATACGAATTGGCCAGATTCATGGCCACTTCCCAATTATCAGAATCTATTGAAAGAGATTTCAATAAAGAAGTTTTTGCCTCTTCATGTTTGCCTAATGCACTAAAAACGTTTGCAGCATTAAAATTAATACCAGCATCGTTTGGAAAATCTTTTATTCCAGTCAAAGCAAATGTTAAGGCAAGATCGGCTTGATCTTCATTAAGAAAAGAAATACAAGCATTCGAAAACCAATCTGGTCTAGGGTTTACTAAACTACTTGCCATGAAAAGAGTAGATGCTTCATCATATCTTTTCATGGCAACCAATGACAATGCAGCAATATGCATGGCTTCTGCTGCATTTGCTCCAACATTCAATACATCTTCATATTTTCCGGAAAAATAATCTTCCCAAATTTTACCGATATCCATACCTATACTATAAATTGTTTTATGAAAAATATCTATAAAAAACCTCAAGAAATTTATATTGAGATTTTACATATTTTTTGAATCTTTTATCAATTCTATAGTATCTGAGGTCAATTTATTGATCTTATATAACATGTGTCAATTTATTTGCTATACTTGGTGGAACAAAGCCAAGACTTCTAATATTTTGATCTATCGCTCTATTAAGGATATCTTTTAACGACTGTGTTCCAACGAGACCAATTATTGGTTGTAAAACTGGATTATTTATATGTTCTGCATAGCTTCTTGCCTGTTGTAGGTTTACAAGAACATCCATCATATTATCCTGAACTCGTTGTTCATCTATCGTGACCTTAAATATTTTCTCTACCAATCTTAACAATTCCGGTAGCATATTCAATATTTTTTCAGGAGAGAAGTCAGTCAATGCAGCGATCAAATTTTTAATCAATTGTATGTCATGTGCGATTTCTCCACATATTGAGCCAAATGCTTTTAATGATTCATTTGCGGCTTTTACTTTAGAACTAATACCCAAAGTTTCTTGAATCTTAGTATGTTCAGCATACAATGTTAAGTTTTTAACAAATGAATCAAATTGATTTTCTAAATATGTAACTATGTGCCCAAAAGGACCATCCACTATACTTTGAATACCTAAAATAGCTTGAACTAACGGTGGAGGAGGCGGTTGGCCAAATGCTGCCAAGGCGGATACTATAGCTTTAAGGCTACTAAGTATTGCATTCAAAGCATTTAAAATTTTATTTAATTCTTGTAATGGTCCTGTATTGAGAAGGTTTCCACCCATAAGACTAAGAACGGTCGCGCCATTTATTTCTGGTAAAATAATTTCACTCATTTTAAAATAACCTCGTTAATCCTGGAGTATAGCTTTTATTTCCCCTCCAAGTTAGAACTTGTTTTCTATTTGGTCCATCTTTTTTAAAGCTCACGTGTAGCCACGGCGTATGCCCCGCCGACATTGGTCCAGCAATTTCTAAAATTAATTGATCATACATTACATGTTCTTGTACCCATTGCGCCGCTTCCCAGAAGGAGTTTGCGCTTAAACTTGGCATATGAACATCGGCGGCTTGCCCAATTTCATGCTGGCTAGTTCCAGATCCAGGTCTAAACCCACTACTAATAAGCATATTTCCCCTACCAAACTTGTTTGCCATAGCTTCAAGAGGATTTGTCGATAATGCTTTTAAATTACAAACAATGTGAGAAATAGAAAATCCGTGCTGGGCGGTGATTTGGTGAGGAAAAACAACTGGAGAACTTGAAGAACCAATTGACAAATCTCTTAATTTGAAATGTGGAGATAATTGCATATCATAAGGAACACTTGCTGGTATTTGCGAACAATCAGTCGGTAACGGCTTCGCGTAATTTGGCTTAAGACTTGCGTTTATTCCAGAACCAAAGTTTGGATCGTTTTCTTTCATTCTAGCCAAATCTTGGGGTGTATAGGTTCCGTTTGGTCCAGTTGGTAGAGACATTGACCCTGTATCAGATGATGGATCATCTTGTTCTCCATGTGCTATATCAGCTTCATCAAATATAAGAGTTTTTCCTTTAAAATTTATAGAAATACTTGGAGCAACCTTTGGATCGATTAATATACTATCGGCACCATGAATAATTTCATCGCCTTTTTTCGTTAAACTACCAACTCGTGCTGAAGGATATGCCATTATATTTCCTTTATAGTTTTAATAAATTATCCGCCGCTGATATAACTTCAATACTAGAAGTCATTTTTATATATTGATTTCTAATATCTTCTCTTGGCTTAATCGGATATGCGATTAACTTATCTAAATCAAATTTAAACTTTGCTGTATCTTCATCGGCAGTTGCCATAAATGGCCCAAAAGTTATACCAGCTTGATTTGGTGCAACCATCTGAATTTGAGCAATAATTGGTTTTGATAAGGTAATAGTTTTTTCGGTAATTTCGACACATTTACCAATTATTTCTTCTCCTGTGAGAATCTTAAAGCTCACAACATCATTCGCCACAATTTTCTTTTCAATAAGCATTTATAAATCTCCAAAATATTAATGAAAATAATAACACATAAAGTTCTTATTTTCAAATTAAACTTATAATTAAATGAATAAATATAGAATAGATCATAAGTTTTGTATAACTACGAATATTATTGCACGCTAATAAGTATATCGGGCTAAATACAATAACACTCTTTTTTGGAGAAAAAATAACATGCCAACATTGGTTAGTCCCGGAGTATCGGTACAAATTATTGACGAATCTTTCTACGGCGGAGCAGGTCCTGGAACAATTCCTTTGATTGTTCTGGCCACTGCAACAAACAAAACTGCTCCATCTGGAAGCGGTATTGCGCCAGCAACTGTTCCTAATCAAGCGGGATCATTGTTCTTAGCAACATCTCAGCGCGAATTGATTCAGAACTTTGGAACCCCATCATTTAAAACTGTTCAAGGAACGCCAGTTCAGGGTTACGAATTAAATGAATATGGTTTGTTGGCGGCATATCAATATCTTGGTATTTCTAGCCGTTGCTATGTTCTTCGTGCAAATATTGATTTACATCAATTATCTCCATCTATTACCGCTCCAGTTAGCCCTGTTCCGGATGGAACATATTGGCTCGATTTAAGCTCAACTTCATTTGGTATATTCCAAAGCAATGGCAATCAAACTGCGGCATTGGCATGGGCAAGTCAGCCAACTTTGAGATTCTCTCATTCTAATCTAGCTGGTGGCGGCGATATGCTCACGGATACTCCTGCTGCATATTTTGGAAATGATGGTGATTTTACAGTCGTTACCACGCAATCGGATAATATAGTATATGAGCGCATCAGTGGTTCTTGGTATAAGGTTGGTTCTTCTCAGTGGAAGGCCAAGCGCCCAACTACAATTGTCGGCTCTCCTGCACCAAATATGATTGCCCCACTCGTTGATACAATTAGTATTAATTCAAAAACACTAGCATTTGACCAAATTCCGGACGGCCATGGTGGCTTTACTTCGGGAACTGGTGCATTGGCTGAAATTGTAACTATAATAAACGCAGATGCTCAACTAGCAAATGCACATATTATTGCATCTGTTACAAGTTCTGGTGCTTTAGAAATTAAAAACACAGTAGGTGAATCAATTTCTATTAGCAATGTTACTGGAAATGCGCTTGGTACTCTTGGTATTTCTGCAAAAACTTATAATGGTGTTGCTTTATATCAAACAAATAACGCACAATATCCTACAAATTCGGCATATGGTTCGGTATGGATCAAAGGAAGTTATCCTAATAACGGAGCATCTTGGGTTGTAAAACTTTACAATTCATCGACTGGGTGGACCACGATAAATGCACCATTTTATCAATTCGATTCTACAAAATTAGATAGCGAAACATCAAAAGATCAAGCGGCAACTTCTGCATTTGGTATTCCCGCCATGGGAACACTATATGTTGGATATGATACCGCTACCGGAACTCAACAACTTCGTCGTTGGACTGGATCGATTTGGACTAATTTGATTTATGAAGCTTCAATAGTTACACCAACATATACTCCAGATGCAGGGACATATTGGTATAATACTGATCTTAAAGCCGACATTATGTACGGCGATGGAACGCAGTGGCTTGGATATTCAAGAAAATTCCCAGGAACTGACCCAAAAGGTGTCATTATTTCTGGATCAAAACCAATGTTACAAAGCGACAATACCGCTTTAGTCGATAATGACTTATGGATTGATTCAAGCGATCTTGAAAATTATCCAATGCTATATCGCTATGCGGCTTCTACAAAAAGATGGACATTAATCGATAAAACGGACGATACTTCTCCGTTTGGTATAGTATTTGCTGATTCTCGCCAAGATAGTGGCACTACTTATACAAATAACAATGGAACCGGTTATAGTTTAAATTCTATTTCTCCTGAAGACTTGGCCCTTTCTAACTTCGTTGATCCAGATGCTCCCGATCCAAGAACATATCCAGATGGTATGTTATTGTTTAATACCCGCGCATCAACATATAACGTAAAAGAATGGAATCCTACTTACTTTGAAGCGGGAAATTATAACTCAACTGACTATACAACTCATACTTATACTAATGGAAGTAGCATTGCAATTTTCCCAGCTATTGATAATCCAGGACGTTGGGTTACCGCAAGCGGAAATACACCACAGGGTGCTCCTTATATGGGAAGAAAAGCTCAACGTACTATGATCGTTCGTGCGCTAGAATCAGTTATTCAAACAAATGAAGATATTCGTTCTGAATTAGTTTATTTTAACTTGATTGCGGCTCCAGGATATTCTGAATTAATTCCACAAATGACTGTTCTAAATGAATCTATGTTGAATGTAGCCTTTGTTGTTGGTGATACACCAATCCGTCTACAACCATCCGGAACTCCAGTCATGAATTGGGCAAAAAATGCCAAGAATGCTTCTTCTACAGGAGAAGACGGCTTAACAGTGTCAAGCGAATACGTGGGTCTATATTATCCATGGGGACTATCGGCTGATTTGAGTGGCAATGAAGTTATGATTCCACCATCATCTATTGCGCTTTGTGCTATCGCCTATAATGACCAAGTTGCTTATCCTTGGTATGCTCCTGCTGGATTTACTCGCGGATTGGTTACAAATGCATCAACGGTCGGATACTTGACTGCTGGCAATGATTATCAGCCCGTAATATTGAATCAAGGCCAAAGAGATACATTATATTCAAATAATATTAACCCTATCGCATACATAGTTGGTAGAGGATTAGTTGTATATGGCCAAAAAACCTTACAAGCTGGAAGCAATACTGCGATGGATCGCGTTAACGTGGTTCGTTTGGTTAATTATATTTCTTATAATTTGGATAATATATTAAAACCATTCTTGTTTGAACAAAATGATACACAAACGCAAAGCGCGGTAACAACAGTTGTTACCAACTTCTTGAATGGCTTAGTAAGCTTGCAGGGAATTACCGATTATGCGGTTGTTTGTGATTCTACAAATAATACTGCGGCGCGGGTTGCTGCTAATCAATTATGGGTAGACATTGCTATTATTCCAGTAAATGCTATCGAGTTCATTTATATCCCAGTTCGTATCTTGAATGCTGGGCAGAGTTTGGCTACTGCGGTCTCGTCTACTATTCAATTATAATAGTATATAGATCAATTATAATAAGGGGGCGGTCTTATGGCCGTCCCTTTTTTATTTGATAAATAGTATTTGAACATACAGTGTTCATTCCTGAAAGGATTTAAGTATCCTGAACCCATAAGTTTATGTGTCGGTGACTGGGAGGCGTTAGCTTAACGTTTAAAGGTATTAATTGTAAAGCGCAATTGGCACATAGAAGTACGAGAGATTACTCGTATATCAGATTTTTTAATGTTTATTATACTTAAACGGCTGGGATTTTTCTCAGTCGTTTTTTTATTAAGTCTGCATATTATGTTTTTTCATAAATACATTATATAGAACTGTTTTTAAAGGAATAAGTAAAAATGTCCACCCTCCAGAATTTTGGAATACCTAATGGCCAAGGCGGCGGACGCGGCGGTCTTTTGCAACCAAAAACAAAACAAAAGTTTAGAGTATTGGTTTTTCAATTTGGTCCAATTAATAATGGACTAGAACTAACACAGCAAACTGTATCTGTTGGTCGTCCACAGATGCAACAAGAAGCAAAAGAAATCCATTCTTACAACTCTATTGCATATTATGCAGGAAAAGCTGTTTGGCAGGAAATCACACTAACTGTTCGCGATGACGTTACCAACTCAGTGAGTAAATTAGTTGGTCATCAGATGCAAAAGCAAATGAACTTCTTCCAACAAACAACACCAGAGTCTGGTTCTAACTATAAGTTTAGAATGTTTATTGAAACGTTGGATGGCGGTAATGGCGCTGCGATTGAACAATGGATTCTTGAAGGTTGTTTCTTGGCTGGCGTAAATTACGAAGAGTTTGATTATGGTAGCTCAGATGCTATGACCATTGCCCTTACTATTCGTTATGATAACGCGACACAGCAAGGCGGAATTATGCCACAAAATCCAAATATTACATCATCTCTCGGTAATATTTAATATTGAAATATTTTTATTATCGTGGCTGATCCCAGAACTACTATAATACAATCGCCTAATCAAGCGGCAACTATCTTCGGTCTGGATAAAAATTCAGTTCCAAGAAAGAAAAGTCTTTTTTATGTAAGATTTGTTGGAAATCTAGGTAATTTGCCTACTTGGCAAAATAACTTAGGTTTCTTGGTAAAGAGTATTGATAGACCGGCTGTTCAAGTATTAATGGAAGATGTAAATCAATATAATAAAAAAAGAAAAATAACCACTGGATTTAAAATACCAAATATCAAAATGTCATTATATGATACGGTTGATGGCTTGGTTATGCAAATGTGGGATGAATATTCTAAATATTATTTTGGTGACTTTAATCAAGCGGATGAAGCAAACTTTCAATATGACGCTACCACCAATGAAATCAAAGACAATGGTAGTGGATTTGGTTATGTTCCTAGATGGTTGTCAAATTCTTCAGGCGAAAGCCCTCTCGATCTTAATACTCAGTTTTTCTTCAGAAAAATAGAAGTTTATCAGTTGTTTAATAATAAGTACACGCAATATGATTTGATTAATCCACGAATAGAATCATTTGACCCAGATGACCTTGATTATGAATTATCAAACCCATCGATTATTAATATGACCATAGCATACGAGGCATTACTATATAGAGATAATAACCAACCTCAGCCTATAGAAAATAACGCAGATGTTTTATCCGCGTTTAGAGGAAATTTTAATGGCAATACCCCGATGGTAACAGGGGCGTCAGTAAGATCACATGACTTTAATTTTACTCCAGAAGTTTTTCCAATGCAGGATAATTTTAAAGATACTATAAACTTACCTAATAATTTAAATTTGATGTCAAATCCAACGTCAACTAATAGCAGTGGTGCCCTTAGTATGTTTGGCGATTATGATTTTGGTTCTACAAATAATCCCACAAATAACGGAATATTGGGGGATATGACTTATATGACTAACAACATGCCATCATTGATTTCTACTTTAAATTTACCTTCGGCCCCAATATATAATAGTACTGGGAAAAGTATAACTTCTCCAAATAACACTTCTGGTATAAGCGGTAGCGCATACGACCTCGCCATTGGTTCATTAGAAGGTGCTGGAAATGAAACTGGAAGCACATCTGCTAATAATTATATTAATAAAAAAATAGTTGGTGGTGTTATGTCTAGTAGCATAATTAACAAAACTTCTACCAATGATCAAATAGTAAAAACTTACAATAATGGACTAGAATTAAATTCTCAATCATATGCTATTGTTAATTCTCAACAAAGCATTACTACGCAAATTGGTGTTAGTGTTGGAAAATCATATACTAGCGAAAGTGTTAAATCTAGCAGCGCTCCTTTAACTCAAAGACAAATTGATGAATTTAACGCCAGTATAAATGGCGGATTATAATATATGTCAAAATATATAAAATCTGAATTTTTTCCAAAAAATCCAGAAAAATATAGTGGGAAATATCCTATTATAGCGCGGTCTTCTTGGGAAACTACATTGATGAATGTTTTTGACAATCATCCAAATGTATTAACATGGCAGTCAGAATCATTATCCATTCCATATTTAAACCCATTGACTGGAAGATGGTCTATGTATATTCCGGATTTTCTCGTGGTTTATATTGATAAAAACAACAAGCAACATTGTGAAATTATTGAAGTTAAACCTGCGAAAGAAGATTATCGATATGTTCCCACGATTCGTAAGAATGGCAGAAAAGAAATAATATCTAAAGAAACAAAATTAAAGCAAATAATAAATATGGCTAAGTGGAAAGCGGCTGCTGAGTTTTGTGCAAGACGCGGATGGTTCTTTAGAGTTATGACCGAACACCAACTTTTCGGTATTCCAAAATAAGATAAATAAAGACATGACAAAAATGATCGAAAACGTTTTAGGTTTGCCTAGTATGGAAGAAATTCTTAAAACTACGGAACCAACGCCGGATGTTAATATAATTACCGATATAGATATAAATGAACAAGAATTAGCAGCAGTTCTTAAAATGGCCGAAACCGCTGGAAATAATCTTGAAATTCTTGATGGCGCACATGACCATAATGTTTCCATGGATGAAATTCATGAAAAAACATTAAAGCATGCTGATGAGTTGATGGACCTTGGGTTTAATGTAGACCAACGATCCGCCGCGACTATTTTCGAAAAAGCTAATATGCTTTATAAAACAGCATTAGATGCAAAATCATCCAAGCGCGATTCTCAGTTAAAAACTATGAAGTTAATGCTTGAAAAAAGAAAGCTCGATCTTGAAGAAAAACGCTTAAAGCATGAAATGGGCGATGTTGCCGTTGATGCCGATGCATTCATAGTCGATGATAGAAATGCATTGATAAAATTGATGCGAGAAGCTAAAGACGAAGACTAATAGTCTTCGTCTTCATATTCAAAACATTCATCATTCTTAGCATTTCCATTTCGCATTTTGGCCATGAGGGCAAGGTTCTGCCACACGTCTTCATAAAATATAGCATCGTATGAATATTTAATTCCATCACCACTTCCGCCACACCCCGTTTCAATTCCTATTGCATTTAACATAGAAGAAATAGATAGAGAATAAGGAAGTTCATGCGCAAATACTATTCTTACATCTCCACTCCAACCCAATCGTTGTGCATTTCGGAAATTAATAATTCTTAGTTTTTCAAAACCATTGCACTCAATCGATAATACTTTTATATTTCTGATTTGCTTTCTCAAATATATTTGCTGAGACCGAGTTCCAAGATATTTTCCATTTTCAAACATCAAATATTCTGCGATATCAGCAAAATTTTTAAAAATAAAATCAAATGTGCTTTCAACGCTACCATAATTGAATTTCGTCTGTTCTATGAGTTTCTTGATATTGCTGATACGAACTTCTCGATTATGCATAATTTTCTTTCGAGCATTATATGTGCACAGATGCGCCTTATACTCATTTTTTTCCAAAAAGAGTAATTCAGATTTCTTATGATAATATGCCTGAACTTTCATAATGCCTCCTATTAATGATATAATATATAATCTCATATAATTAAAAAATGTCAATACTAACTATAAGTATAAATATAAGATAGCGGTAGTAAAAGGTAAAATATTATGAACTTGAAACAATATATTGCAGAATCTGAGCGTGTGTATAATTATCGTCTGAAATCAGTTATTCCGTTAGATGACGAGGCAATGGACCGTTTAGAAACAGCGATTTTAAAATATCAACCAATTGATATTACCCGTCCAATTAAAACTATGCTGCAAAAGAATCCATTAGATTTCCCAAATGTCTTTGCTGCTGAAGTGTTCATATGCGATCTTACTCTTGGTTTACCCGCCAGTAGCCATGTTCTTCAAAATGAAATCAGAACAGCGCTGCACACAACGGAATCTAGTATCGTTGTTCGTGGTTATAATGATCCTACTGAGATTGAAACCAATCGCTTAAATGCAATGGCCGAACTTGATGCGGATGCCAGAGATAAAGGATTAGAACCCCGCAGCGTTCTTACCGATCCTAGCTATGGTGAGTTCCAATCCACGGATAAAGAGTTGTACGGAAATTCGTATAACTCTAAGTTTTTAAATTATCTTCGTACTGTACAAAAAGAAGATGAAGATAGCCACAAGGTTGATGCGCATAATTCATTGTTTAGTTGGATGGATTTACCGAAATCAGATGTCGTTGATGACGATAACGCATACAATAAAGATATTAAAGATGCCCCAACTATTGGCAAGGCCAAGGACGAAACCATGGATACTGGTGCAAGCAATTCCGGAAGCATGTCGGATCATAAAAAAACATATAAGCGTTTATATGGTAAGAACGGCATTCGTATGAAGGATGCTATATTGTCTACTGATACCAATACAGTGAAGGCACCAAAATGACATATCCATCAGTTCCGACCACATATGATCTAGGTATTTTGTTGATAGAAGGTCGTGCAAAATATGATTCCAAATATGTTACCGAAGATACTGGTATAATTTGGCAATTAAATAGAACGCAAGGATGGATTCCAGTTTCGCGTGTATCTAAAAAGAAAAAGAATGATCCAATAACTCCCCAAACGTTCGATGGTCACAAAGATTTTAATAAATTTGCAAAAACTGATACTATCGATGTTCCTGCAAGATATTCTGATAATCCATTGGCAGAAGATTCAGAAATTCAAACATTTGATGGATATAAGGATTTTAATAAGCATACTAGAATTAATACAAGAACGGTTCCTGCAAGATATTCTGACAATCCTATAGCAGAAGAAGAATCACATACAATCACGCTTGATCGTTTACATAATATTCTAAACAAAGGCGAAATGACCGATGATATGATCAAATCTGGTATGGAAATATCTCGTCACGGTTTGCAAAAAATCGGACATGAAATGGGAATTACCGGCAACGAAGCCAAAGCATTATATTATTCCCTTATTAATAAAGTTAGAACTGATTCTGACCATTTAGAAGAAACATACAAAGTTCTTATGGATGAACCAGAAGAAGATGAATCATATAATTCCGAAATTAATGCAGACATTGGTACATATAATTTTCCTTGGAAAATGCACAATGATATAGGAACTGCCACTATTGAATATTCCGGATCACCAACCTCCCCAAAACTAAAATTAGTTTCTGTTAGAGATTCTTCCGGAAATGAAATCGAAGATTTATCCGATATGGAGTCTGAAATTAAAAAACAAGCAATCGAGTTTATTGGTAAAGCGTAATGTTTATACGGGAATTATTTGAAGGAGAGCACGATGCTCTTCATGCAGAAGAATTAGAAAAAACCGGTTTTTGGGGATCGGCTGGGGCCGGTTGTATATTTTTAGCCAGAGATACTGGTCGTATACTTTTATGCCATCGGTCATCTCAGGTTGAACAACCAGGCACTTGGGGAAATTGGGGCGGAGCAATTGATCCTGGTGAGAATCCATATGACGCTGTAACAAGAGAAGCAACCGAAGAAACAGGACATTCTGGTCCTTTCGATATTAAGCAATTGTATGTATTTAAATCTGGAAATTTCCATTATTACAATTTTTTGACCATAATAGATAACGAATTTACACCACGTTTGGATTGGGAAAGCCAAGGATATAAATGGTGTGAATGGGGGCAATGGCCTTCTCCTCTACATTTTGGATTAGTATCATTGTTCAAGGATGCTGACAGTGTTCGAAAAATAACCGCAGAAATTGAAGAAATAAAGAAAAATACAACTGAAAATAATAATTTTTCCAATAAAGAAAACCAATAATTCCGCTTGCATATTATAAAAAAATCTGCCATATTTTCATAAAATAATGGAGATATGTTATGAGTGAGCGCGGCCTTATCCTTCTTAATGCATCCGGTGATTTGGAAATCACATGGGAGCCAGCAAATGACGCAAAAATGCGAGTAATCATTGAAAAGAAAATGCAAGAAGGTGTGCGTTTCTTTATCATGAAGCCGCTTATTGGTAATTTTTTACCAATTCGGTCAAAGATGACAACTATATCTCAGTTAAAAGATGCAAAAGTAACAGTACGAGATGCGGATATTGAGAACATGTTCAAATCGGGCGATGTTTCTATGTATCGTAATAATGGAGCAAGCGTCGAAACTACCGGCGTAGCCAAAACAGTTGATCAAGTAATCAATAATAGAACCATTGGAGTTCCTGCCCTACAAGGGGGATAATCCATGCGCTATAACCGCCAAAGAACGCCATAGGCGGCTTTAACCGAAGAATGCACGCACTATTGCGTTTGACTGAGAGAAGCCGCCTGTGCGCCGCGCAGGAGCGATAAGGCGGCATATAGTTATAATTCTACAAGTTTATGAGGTTATAAGAAATGCCAGCCCCAGACGTTCAGTATTTTTTGGATTGTTCTGCAACTTGCGGACAAATCGCAGGAGACACGCATTTTTATTTTATGGAAATGTGTCCGAATACCAATGAAGTTTTCGATGCATATGACCGCCGAGATCATGCCGGTTCCTATTGGAAAAGTTTAACTGCCATGGGTCTTTATTTTGAAGACCAGTACATTCAATGGCGGGCGAATAATCGCCATGATTCTAAAATGGCAAGCTATGCTAGCCTAGAACTTATTCCGACCGTTTTCAAAGAAATGGTGGATACCGCTTCCGGATATTTAGCAGATAGTAACTTAGACCATGTAGATTCCAACGCAATTAATTTTTTAAATGATCGAATGGAGTTAGAGGCAATTAAAGGCGTCGTTAGGCGATCCTTGATGAGGACCGCCTGCGATTTTAACGATTTGGCGGCGGAATCCATAACCGCAGTGTCTAATCAAATAGTTTCCCATCAAGAACAAAATAGAATGTTGCACCAAATTGCTCTAAATGAAAGTAATTTCATTATGGATGATGGCGAATGGATCGATAGTTCACATGGCAAAAAACTTAATAAAAACGAAATTCAGCGCATAGTTAGAGAAAAAAAGGAAGAAAACAAAAAAATAATTAAGAGAAGTGTAAAGTTTCTCAATAAACTAATTGGTAGTGATACTACTCGCATATTCTTGGGTGGAAATGCTATTCGATTTGAAGGAGAATATGCAATATATGAGTTATCCAAGCAATCTAACGTAATGGAATCTCACGGCGGATTTAAGGCTGTGTCCATTTATGACAAAAATAATCCTGACTTGCTGCTATGCAATCTGTGCATATCTACGCCAAATGTTCCCCTATTGGACCATGTTGCCAACATTGTTATGCATATTAGAGCAGGAGAAGAGCTAGAAATTCTGAGAATCGGGAATGCTAGAAATATTGATTCGGTGGCATATGATAAAGAATGGCTTAATCCATATCTTCCATCTCCGACTATCAGTAAGAAATCTTTGCTGGACAATACACCAATAATTCCAGGACTTATTGCTGGAATGAGACCAGATAGAGCTATTCGCTCTGCAATGTTCAAGCCAATTATAACTCAAATGATGTATAATGAAGTTATAGAAGAATTTTCGCCTATGATTTTAAAGGCCAATCCACAAACTTTGGGATTATTGACGACTAATTCGAGAACGCAACCTCAAGAACTGTGTTTTTAAATTCATCGTATTGATCAAATGATTTTCTAAACGATTTTTCAGCCCGTCCCATTGGCTCATAATTAATAGAAGCCTTTGGCGTGACAAAATATCGTTTATGGCCAGATTTCATATCTGGTTGTTTTTTAGCAGCACCCAATCTTGAATCCACATAAGATATATCTTCTGGGTCAACATATAGTGCCATTTTTTCATTGAAACAATACGATAATACACAAGACATAAGAAACTTCTTTATTTGATCATTCGCTCCATGGAATTGAACTATTAATGCATTGCCATCTGGGTGCTCACGGACGAGCGTAGCTCCCTTAATCATTTTTTCTATCCAATAATGATATGATGTATCTTGATATATGTCCTTTAATTTTCGATCATACATAATAAAATCGCCATATCCACCAACATACAATAACCAATCAGCCGGATCATTTGTATTCACATCGAGTTTTGTAGATTTTACTTTATCTTTTAATTTGGCACTAGCGATAATTTCTTTAACTTTATCTACACTAATTTCGCCCTTTTTAACCAATGTTGTATATAATCCATTAGATAATGCATCTCGAACAAACTCTTGATAGGTTTTTGCAAAGTTTTTATACCCAGAAGGCGTAAATCCTCCAGATGGTTTTTCTGGCTCCATTGATCTAGCAATTTTAGTAAGCATGACGCCTAAACCAAATCCACGATATTCTTTTGCAACCCGTACTAAAACGGACCCCCATTCATCTTGAACAGCCCCTACACATTCATCTTCATCATTAAATACAGCAATAGTAATTTCATGCGTTTTTAATTTTGACTGTTTAATTTCGTCTGGAGACATATAGATTAAGTTTTTTTCTGCATCTCGTCTATATTCTCCAGCATCATCTTTATGAACATATTTTACCAGACGAGCGTTCAATCTAATCTCAAACATTATTCCGCGAATTTTAACTCTTTTGAGTAATTTTTCAAAATTAGATTTATCTAGATATTCTGATTTTTTAAAATCTTCTAAACTTGCATCATATGCTGTATCCGGATGAAACTTTTCATTCGAATTAACAATTTTATAATATTCATCAAAAGTCATAAGTGCAGGATTCATTTAATTATTTAGCACCTTAATTAAATAGGATAAATAATATACAGCTTTAATTAGAAAAAGACATATGGCCAGACCAAAACAAGATACTACTGTAACAAAGCGTCCTTATCAAAAAACAGCATTTACTAGAACTGAATATAGACAGTTAGCTAGATGCGTTAGCGATCCGATGTATTTTATGCGTAAGTTTATGAAAATTCAGCATCCTCTTAAAGGTGCTATTCCATTTAAACCATATCCTTTTCAAGAACATATAATAAAATCATTTGCAGACAATCGATTTACCATTGCACTAACAGCCAGACAAATGGGAAAATCGCTGGCGCTAGATACGCCCATACTTACTCCAGATGGATTTGTTCAATTAGGCGATTTGAATGTCGGAGATACGATCTATGGACAAAATGGAAAACCCGCCAAGATTAATTTTATTACTGACACAATGTATGATCATAAATGTTATACAGTTAAATTTGCACATGGGGAAACATTTGTCGCAGATGAAGGACATTTATGGAATATACGTCTTCCAACTCGCAAGGGAGAAATAGTCACAGTTGATACTGGAAAAATGAAAGAGCTTTATGCCAAATATAAAAGTATTAGTATTGAAATTTCTAAACCTATTCAATTTTCAGATAATGAAACTATTATAGAACCATATGTTTTTGGCTGTTGGTTAGGAGACGGTAGTTCCTCGGACGGCAGAATTACTTGTTCAAAAGATGATTATTATCATTATGCTGATAAATTTAATAAAAAAGGATTTTCGGTATCTGAATTTAGACCAGATAAAAGAAGGACAAATACAGGAAATTTTAATGTAGTAGGCTTACGATCTAAATTAAGAATAAATGGCCTATCTAAAAAAATTCCCAATTCTATGATTTTTACTTCAGTAGAAAATCGTTTAGAATTATTGCGCGGTCTTATGGATACCGATGGAACTGTTGAAAAAAATGGAGTTTGTAGATTTTATCAATCCAACAAAGAATTTATAGAACAAGTGCGTATATTACTTTCATCATTGGGAATTAAAAGCACATTGCGAGTTAAAAAAACATATAGAAAAGATTGTTTCATATTAACCTTTTGTACTACACAAAAAGTCTGTTCTATTCCAAGAAAATTGGAAAGAATGAGTGAAGTAAAAAATCATCCAAAAAATACTCGTTTTTATATTAGTGAAATATTAGAAACAAATAGTGTTCCTGTTCGTTGTTTACAAGTAGATAATAAAGATCATTTATTTTTGGCAGGAAAAACTCTTGTTCCAACACATAATACTACATGTGCTGCTGGATTTTTACTTTGGAAGGCAATGTTCACTCCAGATACTACAATTTTGGTAGCAGCGAACAAGTTTGTTCAAGCATTAGAAATTATGGATCGTATTAGATATGCTTACGAAAATATGCCAGATTTTCTTAGAGCGGGTGTTACCGAATATAATAAAGGTACACTGACATTCGATAATGGCTCTAAAATTGTTTCTCGCGCAACGTCAACCGATGCTGGTCGTGGTCTTTCAATCACGTTGCTATATTGTCTTGGCGGAAAAACTACTGTACAAGTACGAGACAAGATAACTGGCGAAATAAAAGAGGTATCTCTTGAAGAACTATATGACCTGTGCGACTGAAATTGAATTACTAACAGAACTTGCTCCATATTTTGCAAGAAAAGGTTTGGTTTTCAAAAAACAATACAAAGATTTATATAATTTTGTAATGGAACATACTCGTGATTTTGGAGATGCATCTATGTCCGAAAGAATGTATTGTGTTATAAACAATATTGCCATACGTCCTAATTTGGCATTTAAAACATATGAACGAGGATATTCATCCTCAAACAAAGAAGAAGAAAAAAAAGAACTTATCAAGTATGCAAATCTTGTGGGCAATACAAATCCATCACATGGTTCTAAAATTAAAACATTTATTAATAGAAATAAACAAAGAAATGCGGAGTTATATCTATTTCCAAATACCGATGAGAATATTAATTTTATCATTTGCCCAGTTTTGGGTATAAGAACTCTTAATATCAAAAAACAATATATAGAAGGAATTCTTCTAATGTCTGTAGAAGAATTCTCAAAAAAATATCCAGACCAAGCATTGTCGTGCGCCAGACATAAAAATATCTTGTCTATGTCACTAGCAGAAGAAACGATAGATGGAATAACAAAGCATCAAGCTTCTGTTATTAAAGCAACACAAGTTCGTGCAGAATTAGATGAAAATGGCGAAAGTATCAATTCCAAAAAGGGAAGAAAAACCCGCGAAACTCTTATGAAAATAGGAGAAGATGGTATCAGCGGGTATCAAAAAATAGCCGCAGTTGCTAGACCAAAACAACGAGAAACTTTGGCAAAACAAGGCAGAGTCTCTTCAATAAAAGAAAATAAAGAATGGGTATATTATAGAAATTTTGTTAATTGGTTAACGGTCATACATAAAAAAGAGGTGCTAGATGGAAAAATTACGGGCAGGGCTGGAACTGAAGGCGCGTATCACGTAGATCATATCTATTCCATAATACATGGATTTAAAAATGGTATTAGTCCTTGGCTTATTTCGGACAGAAATAATCTTCAATCTATATATTGGAAAGAAAATGTAAAAAAGAGCCATAAAAGCACTATTTCTTTTGAAGATTTGTGCGAAAGAACAGGATATTCAAAATACAAATCTCAAAAAGAATTTGAGTATTTTAAAAAAGTAATAAATGAGTCAACAGAAAAAATGTCTTCTCTGGATATATTTGAAAGGTATAATGAAAAAGCAGATACAGAATTTCAAAAAAAATACAAGATATGAAATTTTATCTCCAGATTTAGTCTGGGAAAACTTTGACGGTATTATCAAAAATACCGGAGAACGCGACGGTGTTCGCCTATATCTTGATAATGGGAAATCAATTGATGCTACTCTGGATCATAGATTTTATGAAAATTTTTCAGAAAAAGTTGCCAAAGATTTTAATATTGGTGATCGTATAGATGGCATAAATGAAGAGTTTCATATTATTAAAAATATTGAAAATATAAAAATAAAAGATGTTTATGATATTTTCAATAGCGAAAGCCATAAAATATTGTGTAACAATAGCATATCTTCGCATCAATGCGACGAATTTGCGTTCGTGCATCCTAATAAGGCAGAGGCTTTTTGGACTTCTATTCAGCCGATTCTTTCTACTGGTGGATCATGTATTATTACATCAACGCCAAAATCAGATGAAGATCAGTTTGCTCAAATTTGGAAGGGTGCAATTAATAATACTGATGAATTTGGCAATCCCAGAGATAATGATCTTGGTATAAATGACTTTTATGCTGTTAAGGTTCCTTGGTGGGAACATCCAGAACGAGACGAACTGTGGGCGAAACCGTTTAGAGAAAGTCTTGGTCCTGCAAGATTTGCCCAGGAGTTCGAATGCGAATTTGTTACCGATGATGAAACTCTGATTAATCCTCTTACATTATCTAGAATGCAAGGAGTTAATCCCGAATTCTATACGGGCACTGTGCGATGGTTTAAAGAGCCAGAACCAAATAAGACATATATAGCCGCATTAGACCCGTGTGTTGGTACAGGGTATGATTATGCTGCTATCCAAGTATATGAATTGCCAAATATGACACAGGTTGCAGAATGGCAGCATAATCAAACAGCGCCAAGGCAACAAGTTGCGCAATTGATGAAGATATTATTCTTTATAGATCAAACTTTAAGAGATGATCCTCAACAAATGGGTGATCCGGAAATATTTTGGACAATTGAAAATAATGGTTTAGGAGAAGCTATTCTTCAAATTATTGAGGATACTGGAGAGGAACGTTTTCCTGGAAGTTTTGTTAGTGAGAAGAAACGAAAAGGACAATCTCGTAGATTCCGAAAAGGATTGAATACGGATAATAGAAAAAAGTTATCTGCGTGTGCGAGAGCTAAGAGTTTAATTGAATCTGACAGAATGACTATTAAAAGTAATCAGCTTATTAAAGAATTGAAGACATTTGTTTCAGTAGAAAATAGTTTTCGTTCAAAGTCTGGATCACATGATGACTTGGTATCTGCCATGTTACTATGTATAAGAATGTTGGATGTAGTTTTGGGTTGGTCAAATCATACTGGTGATTTGAGAGAGTTTATTGATGAAGATGAATTATTTTCTGATGAAGATATGCCAATGCCTGTAGTTATATGACACTTTTATGATAAATACTTATAGAGAATAATATCTCTGCCATAAATAATCTCCTCTTAGAACCGATTGGATGGGTGAGTCCAATCGGTTCTTTTTATTTGAGAATTTATTTCCTAATTGTCCACGCATCTGTGGCTAAATTTGGATTTTCGAGATACTCGGCAGGAATCCAGAAATACCCCTGATCTCCCCAAGTTTCTCCCCAAGAATTTCTAACTTCATAATATTTTTTGCCATTTATATTGTTATTATATCCAACAACACAAACCGCATGTCCGCCCATCATTTTATCTCCGGCCTGCGGCATAGGAACTATTCCACTCACGGCGACTTCAGGAGTTTCAAAACTACTATAAACGGTAATTCCTATAATAAATGGATGACCTTGTGCAAGGCAAAGACGATATTCCGAAGGTTCTAATCGAGAATATGAAATTGCCTTATTTTGTGTGGCCTCCATTAGTTCGATTAATGGTGGTTGTACTGCAAAATTAGAAATAACATATGGCCAATCTTTATCAAGACCAACTCCCGTATTTGCTAATACTTGAATGGCGTCTCTTATTTGCGCACCAGAATCAATATTTACCGTTCCTTCTAATAAACGCTCATAATAGTATATATGTAAAACGGAATATGGACCATCACCGTGTGCATATTGAAATAATGCAGAAGCAGCCATAGCAGTACAACTTCCTAGTTGTCCTTGATTCCATACTGGTGGCATTTTAGAACGCATACTTATTGCTTCTGGTAATACGGTTATTACCGCATCGGGTTCAGGCACTACTACAGGACCATTTGATGTATGAATAACAGCATGTTCAGGGGAAGTGTCTATGGGAGCAACTACCGCGCCCAATAAATGTCTATTAGAATAGGCCCAATCTTTATAATGCGTATTAGCATATGCCCAATCTCTATAATCCGGCAAGTCTGGACGCCATCCATATCTCTTTGTTGTTCTAATTTCCATAATATATCACCCTATTTTGTGGTGATATTATTTATAGAAGATATGCATATTCAAATATTAGTAGGTTATGTATATTAGGGATTTAGCATTGATGGCGTTATTCCACTAACTTTGAAATTATTTTCAAAAAGAACAGTATCTGTAAAGTTTTTAAAAATTACAAAAACATCTTTCTTTTTTGAATTCTCAAAGAATATTTTTGGATGGTCTGGATATGGAAAATCATTTCCCATGAACCATTCGGTGGCATTATTAAAAAGCCATTCACTTATTTCTGCTTGTTTCATATGCGCGACCATTGTCTCAAAATCACTAATATGCACTCTGAAACAATAATAGTCCGAATTATACCCTGCATAGGTAATTCGGACTATATCGGTATTTACGTTATACGGATTCATTTACTGACTGGTAGTTTCTTTAGATTTGCTAACACTCAAAAATAAAACTGCAAAAATTTCTAAAGCAAACATACCAAATTCAGCAAAATTTGTAAAATTAACAAAATGTCTAAGTGCGAATGGCATACATAGAAAAATTGCAATGAATCTCGGCAAATTAATATCATTAAGGCGTCTAGATGCTGCTGCAAAAACTATATAGATTGCAAGAATCTTAGAAAGAGATGTCACAAAGTCCGACATAAACGTATATGGAAGATATTGTGCCGCAATGATAACAGGAATTTTAAGAACGTAAGCCAAAACATACGTAAGAATAAAAATGATATTAGTGGTGCGACCGTTTAGACTAAAGATTTTTAAAAAAGACATTATACTTCTCCTGTTTTGATGGAAAAATATAACATTAATCGTTAATATGTCAATACACTATAATTTGGTATTGTATAACTATTGAATTAATATATGAGATAATTGGTCTTATAAATACAAATATGCGTGCAAAAGAAATTTTTGAAAAATCAAAAGATATGATAATTCTAGGCAAAAAAGGCTTAGATGAAGTTGCTCCTGAAAGTTCCGAAGCAGAACGTTTTATAAAGAAAAACAAAAAAGATTTTAAAAAACGTTACGGAAAAAGAGGTGAAGAAGTATTATACGCAACTGCGTGGAAAAAGTTCGGAAAATAAAGCTAAGACTTCTTATCATCTTTAAAGAGACGAGCTAATACTTTTTCTATAGCATAGTGAAGGTCTGACTCTAAATCATTAGCTTCTTTTTTAGAAAGTTCTATATCCATAGGAGTTTTTACAGACATTTTTACTGTACGTTTGGAAATAGAAGACGAATATATAGAATCAGGAGTTTTGCACTTATGATCCTTTTTATATCCTTCGCCAATAATTTCTAATATTTTCATAAACTTATTTATACTATTTTGAAATATCTAAATTATCGGATTGTACTATGGAGTTTGAGCAATTAATGCAAATCATGCCATTAGATGCCATAACTGTATGTAAATCTTTATGAATGGCCTTTAATTCTGCCATTTCAGCCATAATAGTTTCATGATCTTGTTGTGCGCGGGCTTCTGATTTTCTGCCCTGAACATCTTGTCCCACCATAATCAAGGGTAGGAAAAGTAATTGCAAAAATGCGGATGAAATAAACTGAATGATACTAGTAGTCGATGGAATAAAGAATGGTATCATAACCATTACAGCAAACGCATATACACACCACATGGTCGCTATGATTAGAGTTGCTTTTAAAGCAACCAAATCATTAAATTCATTTATCTTTTTAATAAAATATTTCCAGCCCATACGCTTATTTACAGCATATGGACTGGATTTAAGTTTGGGTTTTATTCTTTAGCAAGTTGACTTGCCATTTTCCCATCATATAAGCCAGCATATTGAGTTTTTAGGAACGACATAATCGATCCAACATTAGCCCCAATATTTTCTGCCTTAAAATCTGAAATCACTGACCGCAATTCATCTTCCGTCATTTGTTTAGGAAGATATTCGTTCAGAATTTCGATTTCACGATCAGTTGCCTGCATCTTAGGAACAAACTTTTCCATAAATTCGCGATGACCTTCGCCCATTAGGTAAGTTTTTCCATCATAGCGAGAATGACCAATAACGCGCTCGAATTCTGAATCTTGAATACGCTTCATTTCTAAAGCATTTTTCAGAAACTTACGAATTGTTGCCATTACCTTTTCATCGGTAGGGGTGGTATTCCCTGCCTTGAAATCTTCTTCACTGATTAAAGAAGCTTCCCCCAACAAAGTTGACAAAAGTTCCTTGGCTACAACGTCATTGTGCTTACGCGCATCGAGAAGTCGGTCTTTGATATCAACAATTAAAGACATTGTTCAATTCCTTTACTAGAAGTTACTTTCGCATTTCTCTGAAATTATCTAGAGCATCTTCTCTAGTCCATAATTCCTGTTTTCGTTCACCAAAGCGTCGAACCGCCACCATATCCGTATCAGCTTCTCTTGCACCGACTGCCAGAATATATGGAATACGCTTAAGGCTATGTTCTTTAACTTTTTGTGATACGTTTTCATCTCGAACATCGAGAATTGCCCGCACCCCAAGAGCATCAAGCTCATTAAAAACCTTACGTGCATATTCATCGGCTTCTGGCTTAATGGTCATGACGGCAACTTGTACTGGCGCTAGCCAATCTGGCAAATAACCATCATAATGTTCAAGCAAAATACCAATGAAGCGTTCCATTGAACCAAGAATGGCTCTATGAAGCATTACAGGTCGATGCATATTTCCATCTTGTCCTGCATATTTGGCATCTAACGATTCTGGTAGAACGAAATCAAGCTGCAAAGTTCCGCATTGCCATTCGCGACCCTTATTATCCTTCAAAGCAAACTCTAGCTTAGGGCCATAAAAGGCACCTTCTCCAAGATATACTTCAAATTCTAAACCAGCTTGTTTTACCGCTTCAGCCAAAGCAGATTCGGCTCTATCCCATACATCATCTGAACCAGCCCGAAGTTCTGGGCGAGTGGAAAACCCGATCTTGATATCTTCAAAACCAAAATCCTTATAAACTGCCAAAAGCAATTCACAGAAAGATTTAGTTTCAGAAACAATCTGATCTTCCGCGCAGAAAATATGAGCATCATCCTGCGTGAATTGACGAACTCGCATGATACCATGAAGAGAACCAGAAGGTTCATTTCTATGGCAGCAACCAAATTCGGCCATTCTCAACGGAAGTTGACGATAACTAACCGTGTCGGCATTGAAGATTTGTACATGTGCGGGACAGTTCATCGGCTTAAAAAGATGCGTGGCTTCCGTGCATTCCATTTCATCCAGTTGATTAAAATCTACTGACTTTGGATTAGAAGGAAAACCACCAAAATTTTGTTTTAATTTCCATGCTAAATCTTGGAAATTTCCAGTCGAAAAAATCTTATCGCCATAGTTTTCCCAATGACCGGACTTCTCGAATAGGCTTCTATCAAACAATTGCGGAGTACGAACTTCAATGTAATTCGCCGTCTTCAGCTTTGCTCGAATATAATTTTCAATGGTCCTAAACAGTGTCCAGCCGTCAGCATGCCAGAAAACACTTCCAGCAGCTTCTTCTTGTACATGGAACAGACCTAGATCACGCCCAATACGGCGATGATCATTTTCAGGAAGTTCTTCGCTCATAGGTAATCCTTTAATAATTCTAATTGGTACTTGTTGAGAACTATATCATACAATTTTTCAGATTTCAGCATATTTCGCAAATACTGAACTTCTGAAATAGCATATCCGGTCTCAGTTGAGTTAAAACGCCAATAGTTGGCATAAACCATTCTTGATAAGGCTTCGTCTTTAGTTAAATCTCTTTTCCACCAAAACATTCCTTTTTTATGTTTTTCGATGAATTTTTTAATTTCTTCATCATCTTCCGCCAAGTTTTTGACTAAGATAGCGTTATACCCTTCTTCAGCACGATCTAATGCTTTCATTAAATCAGCTTGTTTTATATGCGCCTTGATGCTCATTGCGAACTCTCCATTTGAATGAAAAATAATATATGGTTTTTTTATAATTTCAACAAAAAAATATATTGCGTTTGTATAAATATACTGCTATGTTAATAACAATGCCCCTATAGCTCAGTTGGTAGAGCGCCAGTTTTGTAAACTGGATGTCATGGGTTCGAATCCTGTTGGGGGCACCATTTTTTTAAGTACAATCTTATCTAAAGAAAGAATAAATTATGGAAGCATACCTAGCATCAATTATCTGGATGGCAACAGAATTTGCCCCACAAGGAACTTTGGAAGCAAATGGGCAATCTTTGCCAATTAATCAGTATCAAGCCTTATTTTCACTTATGAGTACACGATATGGTGGAGATGGGCAGCATAACTTTTGTCTACCAGACCTGCGGCCCATTATTAATGGTGAAAAAGATTCAAACTGGAATAACGGACCTCGTGCTTTAGTATTTGTTGAAGGCATCTATCCTATGCGCCCATAAACTAAGAGAGCCAGTTTATAATACTTATAGATAAAAAGGTTAGTGATTATTCGCTAACCTTTTTTTACAATAGAGAACAAAAATGAAACACATTATCACTCAAGGCAAACTGATAAGCATGGCTGTGCGATGCGATCATTCATTTTATATGCTTACTGATGATCAAAAGCAGAATATGCTCGATATAATGCAGATATATTGGGATGAGTTTGTTGCAACCGATTTTGCCGAGCCATCATACATAGGCGCGCCATCAGATAAATGGAGAGCATGGCAAGAAGCTACTGGATATGAATCCTTTTGGTCTCCAGAAAGAGATCAATCATATGTTGATTCTTTTGAAAAGAGTAAAGGGCAACCTCAGCGTAATTTAATGAATTTGTTTATGACCAAAATAAACGATACAAAATAGCATCTTCATCATTTTCAAAATATATACAGAGCGCTAATACTATCTGTCTTCTATTATTTTTATATATTCGATCAAGAACATTTTCCAAAACCCATTGATATCTACAAGAAGTATTCAGCCATTCTTGCATTTCTAATGATATGGTGTGCGTTTCTTGGTCTACATGCTCAAATGGTATTCTGAATACGCACCAATGGCGTAATTCATCATAATCAGGCTCTTTAATATCAGCCATTAGGGTTTCTATATTTGTAATCAAAGATGAAAACCATAATATTTTTACCAATTGGCGACATTAAGAAGAAAGTTATGCCATAAATCACAATAAGAGAAATTACGGCTATCGTGGCGATATTCATTTTGATTCCCTCCGTTTTTTTAACGATATCAGCAACGATAATTTTGTCAAATGGCTTATACGTGTGCTAAGATAAGGTTCAATCTTTTTAGAGAACCATGCCATGCAAATCGAAGAAAATATCAGTCTCGATTTTGATGATGTTTTGATTAAACCAAAGCGATCAATTTTATCCAGTCGTTCTGACGTAAATATTACCAGAACGTTTAAGTTCAAAAATAGCCAAAAAGAATGGACAGGTGTCCCAATAATTGCGGCAAATATGGATTCAGTTGCTACCTTCGAAATGCAAAAAGCATTATCTGAATATGATATGGTAACTGCACTCCATAAACATTATCATTTTAATGAATTACAAGAGTTTGTCGCTAAGGCAAACAGCAAAAATCAACAAAATAGATATTTTGTGTCGATTGGAATGAGAGAAGAAGATTATGATAAGTTTATTTCTCTAGAAAATGATCCAAAAACTTTAGGAGCCATGCTTTGTGTAGACGTTCCGAGTGCATATTTGGAAAAGTTCATTGATTTTATTAAAAGAGTTCGAAATGATAATCCTGAAACCATTATTATGGCAGGAAATGTCTGCACCGGAGAAATGACCGAGGCTTTGATCCTTGCAGGGGTTGATATCGTCAAAGTTGGCGTCGGCCCAGGAAGCGGTTGCTTAACGCGGCGGGTTGCTGGCGTTGGTGTTCCGCAGCTTACGGCTATTATCGATTGCGCTGATGCGGCTCATGGCCTTAAGGGGCATATTTGCGCAGATGGTGGCATTGTTCATCCAGGAGATTTGGGAAAAGCCTTTGGTGCAGGGGCAGATTTCATCATGATGGGCGGAGTTCTTTCTGGACACAAAGAATGTGGCGGGGAAGTTTATGATTCTGCTGGGATAATGGTCAAAGAGTTGCCAGATGAAGGCAAAGATAGCTGGCATACCAAGTTTTATGGAATGGCTAGCCACGAAGCCATGGACAAATATTATGGCGGAAGAGCAAAGTATAGGGCCGCAGAAGGTAGAGTGGTTAGGGTTCCTTATAGGGGAACAGTTTGTAACACGGTTGAAGAGTTTTTAGGCGGTCTTCGTTCTACAATGAGTTACATCGGCGCAGAGCACCTAAAAGAAATAGCAAAGCGAACCACTTTCATCCGCGTTAATAAAATACTAAACACAAGTTTAGGAAAATAACCGTGGAATTCCAAGATGCCGCCCCGTATATATCAATTATTGGTGGTATGCTGATGGTTCTTGTGATAGCGATTAAAAACTTTCTATCAGATAAGGAGTGAACATGATAGTTACCATGAAAGAAGACCCAGAAACCGGAGATGGTATAATTGAAATTCCTCAAGAAATTCTCGATAAGATGAATCTTTCTGAAGGTGATGAAATTATATGGGAATTTATTGATAATCGTATTGAAATCAAAAAGAAACCAATTTAACCGATTATAAAGCCATATCCCGCTGATTGATCAATAAGATTTCTTAACTCTTCGTCCAATAGAGTAATTTCATTTTGTGCTTCTTGCTTTAATTCATTACCATTTAACGTAATGCCGCCTTGTGGGCCTGCTAGGGTATTATACTTCCCTCTTCCTTGACCAAGAATCATTTTTGCTTGTGCAACAGCCATACTACGTAACCATGGTTTGGCATAAACATCATCAAAAAGGATTTCTTCTGGTCTAGTATTGTAAACGTGTAAACCAACGTTTTCTACAGCACCAAATCTACGATGGAATGTAATCTTTTTAGTAGCAGCATCCCATGTAAATTGAACATCTCTACCAAACATTCTACCAATCAATGATTGATATTGCATGGCAGCATCATATGTTGCCAATAATCCTGCACCAGTTGTCCCTAACTGCGCGGGATTTTGAATCATATAGATATTATTGGTAAATGCCAAACTGAAAGGGTCAATAGCGGCACCACCAGAATTACCAAGAACATTTCTATATACTGAACGGACTTCTTGAATTTCTCCAGGCAATGTATAAGTGGCTACATCTGGTTGAACATCTAGGAAAACGAAGGCTTCTTCAATAGAATTTCCTGATCGTTGACGATAACGATCCACCGCCAATGTTATAGCCAAATCATAATCGGCTGGGTCTAATTCAACATCTACAATCGATCCACCCAAGATGATTTCAATTTCGTTAGTCAAACGCTGGCGTTTTGTTATGGTGGCGGTCATGTAATATCTCCATTATTAAGAGTATTTAGGCTACCAATTTCGGCAAGACCAATAGTTTGCTTTCCATTTTGGTCCTGGGTTAGTATCGCAATGATGTCTTGCGCGATAACTCTTACGATGTTTGGGGAATCTTTTCTTAATTGTCATATTTGGATCACCAAAATTGACTTTAACTACGTTGCCTTTAGCATTTTTTACATATACTGAGAACTTTTTTGGGCCACTGGGTGTTCTAGTTGGTTTATTCAAGGTAACTTTTCGTCCTTGATATTCTGCTTCAACTAATATGTCATTAATTTCTAACCAACCATATTTTTCAAAGAATGCATCGCCATTTAGGGTTTCTTCTGAAATAAACTGATTAAAGCTTTCAGTAAAATAGATAAAGTCACTAATTTTCATAGCATTTTCCAAACAATTTTTTAATATTTATCAAATATCATTCTATTAATTTTATGCTATTTCAATGGATGTCTAATATAGCATAAATAATTTATATTATGCGATGAATTGGCATCGCGTATGGCCTAGAACGCCAAGGAGTAAAATTATGGGTAGACCGTTAAATCAAAAATATTTTGGTAATTATAATAAAGGATCAACTAGCACTAATTCTGACAATGGAATGGGTGGAGAAGGTGTTTCTAGTGTAACAATTAATACCGCAGGTTCGTATTTGCGTGCATTGCCGACCGCAGCTTTCAGTATTCCAGAATTGCCTGGAGTTGGTGCTACTGGTTCAGTAGTTGGTAGAGCGGTAAGCGCTGTAACGACTTCTAGTGGCTTCGGTTATGGATATAATGATGTTATTACCGCAGTTGGTGGAACTGGCTCTGCTGCAACTTTTCAAGTTACTTCTCTTATAACTGTCGGCGCACCATCTCTTACAGCCGGTGGTTCTGCCTATGACGTATCTGGCGGCGCGAAAGATGAAATCTGGTTTGATAGCTCAGTCGATGCTCGTTGGACTGTTCCTCTAAAAATCCGCGTTGATACAGTTACTGGTGGAAATGGCGTTGCCACTTTCACTGTACTTCAACAAGGTGTATGGGCTGGAGCTAATCCACCATCATCAGTTACGGGCGCAAGAACATACAATGGCCCAGTTGATAACAATGGTAATGGCGCAAGATTTACTCTTACTTGGGGTGTTAATTCAGTTAGCGTGGCTAATGGTGGTTCATATACTACTGTATCTAATAGTGCATCAAGCACCACTGGTGGAGCCGGAACTGGCGCTACACTAAATGTTTCTTATGGTGTTTCTGCAATTACTGTTACTGAAAAAGGTAGCGGATATCTCAGCGTTGCCGATGCTGCAATTACTTTCTCTCCAGCGGGTGCAGCCGCAACTTCGGTTTTGACTAGCGATCAGGCAAATGCAATCTTGGTTAATGCTATGGTTGGTTCAAGTGTTAAGGTTGCTGATGCAGTTAAGCAAATTAGCACAAAGCGCTACCGCGTTGAAACATACGAAGGTACTGGGGTTTGCCAATTGGTTTCACGTACTCCCGCAGTTGCTGGAGAAATGTCAATCAATGCAACTGATAGCGCTGGTGGAACATATTGGGTTATGAAGGTTACCTCAAATCATGCTTTATTGATTCAGAACACTGGAACTCAATTTGCAGATCATACATTAGTTAAATGGACTTTCGGTAATCCTACCGCAGGAAGTTCTGTAAAAATTGATAATGCCTAATTTATAATATAATTAGACGATGAGAAGCCCGCTAAGAAATTGGCGGGCTTTTTTTTCTAAATAGTTATATGGCTAGATTATCTATTTGGAATAATGGAATTCGTGGAAAAGATTATCGATTCTTTGATAGAACGATATCTGAGTTTTTTGGTGCATCCGGTACGGGATTATATGTTCATCTATATAAAGGCATATATGATCAAACAGAAAGTGGAATTGCAAATTCTTCTATAATGGATGGTGGCATACTTGCAATTCAAGATACATTATTATTAGAAAATCGCGACCGAGCATATGAGCCAATCGTTAGAGAATTGCGCGGAATATACAATGTTAATGATATTGACTTCAATTTAAGCCAATTTGGTTTAATGCTTACTAATGATACAATTTTTATTGAAATTCATTTAAATGACATGGTGGCATCTTGTGGCCGTCGTATTATCTCTGGTGATGTTATAGAGCTTCCACATAGAAGAGATGATCAAAAACCAGAAGATGGTGTTCCTATAAATGCGTTTTATGTGGTTGAAGATGCTAGTTGGGCATCTGATGGATATTCGGCAACATGGTTTCAACATATTTGGCGAATAAAATGTGCTCCGATGACGGCTAGCCAAGAATTTTCGGATATTCTTAATAAACAAGCGAGTGATCCTCTGGGTCTTAATGATTTGGGAACACTTGGTGACATAATGTCTACTATTGCCGTTGAAAATAATATCAATAATGCGATAGTTGATGCTGCTAGAGCCAATTTTGTTCATAGAAACTTTGAAACTCAGCAATTCTGGATTATGCCAGGAGATCAGATGGGTAATATGAATCCTTGGATTTTTGCAGGAGATGGGATTCCGCCAAATGGAGAGGGAAAGCTATTACAATCTGGAACAAGTTTTCCATTAAATCCTAAAATTGGTGATTGGTTCCTTAGAACTGATTATTCTCCTAGTACTTTATTTTTGAAAATTCAATCTGGCTGGCAAATTCAAGAAGTTAATTATAGACAGCAAGAATGGACTGCTGCGCATAGATTGCTTTATGATTTTATCAATAGTAATTCGACATTTACATTAAATGATGGAACAGTTCAAAATACTCGCCAATATCTATCAAATGCGGTTACAGCTAGAGCAGATTTTTAATGACGAGATCACTAAAAGAACTTCTTTTGTTTGAAGCTACCAGAAAGCCAAAAATAGCTGAATTAATCTCTAATATTAGAGAGTTGTCTGAAGAAGATATTGATAATAGTAAAGTTCCGTTGCCTTGGTATAAGAAGGCATTGAAAGAATATAAAATATCGTTAGTTAAAGGCGATGAAGATGCATTAATTAACGCAAAAGCATTGGAATATATATCAAAATATGTTGTCGATGGCGTTGTTCCGGATGGATTAGGGCATTTAAAAGAATGGCGAGGTGAAAACATCTATCTCATTTTAGATCGCAATGGAAATTTAGAAATTAAAACTGGAACAGCCCTTTGGTTTCCTGATAATGGTGGAGTTTGGATAGATACTGTTTTTAGTAAGTTTATTGATCCAAGAATATTCGGATTGCCTGCTATGTCTCGTATGACAAAAACTGAATATAGTAATTATTGTTGGAAAAAAAGAAATTCAAATATATCAATATCATCTGATACTTCTTCTACAAATTTGGTAAGAGAAACGCCATTATTCAGAATATATAAATAACATTATGCGTATATCTGATTTTTTAACCGAAGCTGCTTCTGCCATACTTTATCATTATACTGGTCCTGTGGCGGCATTAAGTATAATGAAATCTGGAAATTTTGAACTTAGTAGTGTGGCCGGTAATAAGAGCGAGGAATCGTATGCACCAAAGGGGCATCCGTATTTTTTAAGTTTAGCTAGAACAAAGCTTGGCGATTATAGCAAATATTCTGGACCAGGTTCTGTCATGTTTGTTTTAGATGGTTCGTGGTTTAATAATAATTATATTGTTAAGCCGATAGACTATTGGTCTGGGTTTGATAGAACTGATCGACATAGAGAATCAGAAGATCGTGTTTTTTCTAAAAAAAATATAATTCCTAATACGGCTATTAAAGAAATCCATGTATTTTTAGCAAAATTTGATGAAAGAATAAGCCCACGAGTTAGAGAACTTTTGATATTAGGTAAACAAAGCAATATTAAAACCTTTCTTTATAATGATAGTGATTCTTTTAGGCTCTTAGACAAAAGAAACTCTATATCAGTTGCCGATTCTAGTAATATTATTAGTGGATCAATTCCTTTAAACACTAGAACAAAAGATGAAATGCTGGGATATCAAGAATATTATAAGAGTCATGGGGAATCTGAAGGCAAAAAAGGTTTAAAGAAATTTCATAATAGAGATTCCACTATGTCTGGAATTGTAGAACTCATACAAAAAAATGATACTAGCCATTTAACTAAACGGGCATCGAAAGAATTGCACAATTTACTTTATTATGTTGCTCGTGATTTAGAGTGGGGTAATGAAAAAGATGCAGAAAAGTCTATTTCAACTGATTTATTTAATGCGAAAAAGCCTAGTAGTTCCGATTATAAATATGCCGTAATTGTTGCAGACTTTATGAGAAAAAATAATATGTCGTTATTAGATTTCATTAAATTTCTTATAGATAAGTGGAAAAAAATAAAAGGCATTCAATAATATAAAAAATATTTGAATAGTTTAAGTATATTATAACAATAAATATAATATAATTAGGTGGAGCATTATGGCTATTCAAAGTTTAGATTACTTCTATGATCGTCAACAAGTTAGATTTTTAGAACAGGTTGTAAGAGCTTTTTCTGGATTTCAATATATGGCGGGTTCTAGTAATGGAAATCCACCAACTTTAATGACCGTTCCATGCAGAATGGCTGCAACTAATAGCATGGTTGCTAATATTATACGAAATCAATCGGTCAATACATTGCTTACTGTTCCAATTATCACAGTATGGCAAACTGGTGTTAATTTCGATCAAGATCGAATGCAAAATAGAAACCACGTTGATACTATGCAAGTTGTTGAACGGGCTATTGACCCTGTAACTGGGCAATATACGGCGGATAGAGGGCAAGGATATACAGTTAAACGATTGATGCCAATTCCATTTACTATGCAAATAAAAGTTGATCTCTGGACTTCAAACACTGATCAAAAATATCAACTTGAAGAGCAAATTTTAACGATTATGTGCCCAAGCTTTGATATTCAGAATAGCCAAAATGCATTAGACTGGACCGCATTAACCACAGTATACATAAAAGATATTTCACATTCGTCAAGAAGCATACCAGTTGGTTCTGAAAGCGAAATTGATATTATGTCTCTTACATTGGAAATACCTATTTGGTTATCTCCTCCAGCTACTCTAACAAGACAAGAAATAATTAACAAAATAATCGCCAATATTACGGATACTGCTCCATTATTAGATGTAATAATCGATACAACTTATGCAGGAGCAATGTTATCGCAAAGAGCCGTTACTCCTGGAATGCATTTTGTTAAGGTCAACGGAAATATTATAACATTATTAGGAGAACATGGCAAAACCATAGATTCTAATAACATGGAATATATATGGAAAGATTTAATACATCAATATGGCGAGATTAGACCAGCCACAAGTCAACTTATACTCAAAACATCAGATAATATAGAAGGCCCTAGCGTATTTGGTACAATACAAATAGATCAAAATAATCCATCGCAATTATTATGGCAAATTGATCCAAGTAGTCTTCCTTCAAATACACTTGATGGCGTAGATGCAGTAATTCATCCATTAAATAATTATCCAGTAGACGGTGGATTGCCAGAACCAATAGATGGTGCTAGATATTTAATTTTACATGACTTAGGTCCAAGTGTTGCATGGGGACAAATTACTGCAAGATATGGTGATATTATAATGTTTAGAAATGGTGCTTGGATAGTTGATTTTACTGCGGTTGGTAGCGGCCAACAATATGTTTTAAACAAATATACTGGAAAACAACTAAGATGGACTGGCGACGATTGGGTTATTGCATTAGATGGAGAGTATTCTCCTGGATATTGGAGTCTCAATCTTTAAAGTAGGTTAACCAAAAATATTCTTGTTTCAAATCAGATAATCTGATATTTTTTGATGGTCGATTGAACCCATATGGACAATTCTGTCGAAACTGACCAAGATGGTTGGGATATTTTCCACACTCCTTGTGTTGACAGTAAAACCTCCGATGGAAACGTCGGAGGTTTTTTTGCTACAAAAAAAGGCGGTGCTCATTTAATAGAACACCGCCTTAAAATTTTATAGATTAATTTTTAGCCTTCAGATCGTGTATATTTATAAGAAAGCATTCGCGAGAAATCGCCTTGATATTGATGACTGCCTTGGTGTGTAAGCTTAGATTCAGCATCTGCATAAACCTTGCCACCAATCATTTGCCACAAACGACAAAAAGCATAATCTTCTGAAAGATATCGACCATCTTCATCAACAATAGTATCAAAGAAGTTATAATAATATTGATCAATCTTATGAGCGAGCTTTTCGAGGCCAACTTGACGATCAGGCTTATATTGAAGCTTTGGGTAAGCCTCAATCATCTTGTCAAATACACCACGTTGGATCATCATTAGACCAGTTGGCGCATCCTTAACTTCAACAAAGCCATTTTCAACTCGGAAACTAGCACCAGTTGGATTAAATGGATATGTTGTGTATCGGAACATCAAATCTTCGCGAGATTGCTCTGGGATTTGATCTGGATAGGTAAATGCCTTCAATGGATAAACGCCTGCGGCAATTTCATGATTGCTAGAGAGCAAACGATATACGGCATCAGGGCTAAATCCAATATCGGCATCAATCCATAGAAGATGGGTGTACTTTGTTTCGGAAAGAAACTCCGCTACGATTGAATTACGTGATCGTGTAATTAGTGAATCTCCACCACGAACGATAAAAGACAAATCAATGTCTTTACGTTGCAATGTGGCATAAATTAAGCCAATAACACTCAAATAGTAATTTTGAAAAACTTGACCGCCGTAGCATGGTGTAGCAATGCAGATATGTGGTCGTTGCCCAACAGGTTTATCGGATTCCGTAATAGATGGAATAATAACCGGCTCTGGGGTTTTCAGAGTAATATCGTGATTTAGCTTATTTTCTGGAATATTAATAGAACTCGTAGACGTACTCGTATTTAATTTAGATTTTGATTTAGAAGTCATTATGTTCTCCACAACTATTCTTCTTTTGTACTATAAATCAGGTATATTATGCAATATTATTCGTTAAAAAATAAAAATTAACATATTTGCGCGATATGCGCAGAACCATCTCTATATGCGGAGTTAGGTGGAAAAATATGATCTCCAAATTTCCAAGAATAACGGTGACCTTCCACCGTATGGCAAACAAATTGCTCAATACGGTGTATGTGTTCTGCAATTTCAGAAATTTCTCCATTTAAAAATGGATAAACTAAAATTGTTGCTTGGCCTTCTTTTAGATCGTTTACATCTTCTATAGTTCTAGCCAATTTAACTTCAAAAGTATCAATTGTTTCGTCTAACCTACTAACCACGTATCGACGTGATCCCGTTTGCTCTGCGATATAACCATCAACTACCGAATTTCCATCGTGAAACTTTATGGCAATTCTACCAACATCATTTCCAAAAAAATCAGTATTTAAAATTAAACCCATAATATTCTTAATAATGATCTAACGTTGCATCTCCAGCAACCGAATTTGTTGGTGAAACTACCCAAATATACCAATTTCCTTCAAAAGTAGCAATATGATGCCCATCAATCTTTTTAACATGTTCTGTTCCACCACCAAAAGGTGTTGCAATAATGGTAAACTCATTAATTTGTGGTGTAGAAGATGACGATATAAACTTTACAGTATATTTTGTTGTACCATTAGCGGTAACAATGAACTTTAATGTAGATAATTGTTTTACAATCCATCCATCAACCACTGAAGACCCATCATTGAATTTTACTTTAATTCCAGATGGTCCAAATTTTAATTTACTGGTGGGATGCATTGTATTTCCTTAATTATGACTAATTTATTTATCCGTTTATAATGAAATTGGATATACGAAAATAATAGGTTATACTTATTTCGATAATTGGAGAATATTATGAATATAATTTTATTTGGGCCACCAGCCTCTGGTAAAGGAACTCAAGCTACGATTTTGATAGAACAAGGAATGAATCATTTATCTACGGGGGACATGCTTCGTTCGGAAATTGCATCAGGATCAGATTTTGGAAAAGAAATTAGAGAAATAATATCAAAAGGGAATTTAGTTTCGGATAATATCGTCAATGAATTGATTAGAAAAAATCTATCACCAAATAATGATAATATTTTTGATGGATATCCTAGAACTATATCTCAGGCAGAATCTTTATCTGTTCTCTTATCAGAAAATAATCAGAAAATAGATTTAGTTATTAATTTTGAAATAGATAGAGAAGAATTGTTAGGTCGGATCGCAAAAAGGTTCATTGAACAAGGTCGTACCGACGATAATTCAGAATCATTTTCTATTAGATTGGATGAATATACGAAAAGCACGCTTCCAGTATTAGAATATTATAAAGAATGCGGAACGGTTGCTCCAGTAGATGCCATGCTGGCTATAGGAACTGTTTCGGCAATTATTTCAGCACATATTGGTTGGATTGATATGGCTTGACATTTACTACCCTAATGATATTATCCTTTTATAACCAAAGGAGAAAATTATGTCTGATTTTTCGGTAAAAGTTGTAGAGATTGTTGAACCAATAGAGGATCATCCAAATGCTGATCGTCTTAGCATTGTACGCATTGGTGGATATCTGTGTATTTCTGCAAAATTGGAAGATGGTTCTCATCGTTATAAGCAAGGCGATTTGGTAGTCTATGTTCCAGAAGGTGCCGTTGTTCCTGAATATCTTTTAAAGCCAGGTTTCTGGAATGAAGAAAAGGATAAGGGTATTCTTGCTGGTTCTAAGGGAGATCGCGTGAAAAGTATTCGGCTCAGAGATATTTTTTCACAGGGCATTTTGTTCCCTGTTGAATATGACGATAGTGGGTCTGAAATTCTTTCTGGGGAGGATGGCACATACATTTTTGTCAAGAATGGCGATGATGTTGCCGATCATCTTGGTATTATCAAGTATGAGCCACCAATTCCGATTGCACTTTCTGGCGAAGTGACGAGCATTTTTGGTCATACTACAAAGTATGATTTTGAAAGCATTCAAACTTTTCCTGATTTGTTTGAAATTGGGGAAGAAGTTATCGTTACAGAAAAATTACATGGCACAAATTTTCAGGCTGGGTATGTTCCTGACCTTAATAATTCTGAAATGTTTTTTGACGGTAATCTGTATGTTGGATCGAAGGGTCTTTCTGCAAAAGGGTTCGTTCTGATTAATAACGAAGCTAATTCTGGAAATACTTACGTCAAAAATCTGAAGAACATGCTTGATAATGGTTTTGGTGAACGTATCAAAGCTATTTCTGAACGGATGGGTGCTCCTATTCGTGTGTTTGGTGAAGTTTATGGTGCAGGAATCCAAAAGGGTTTCAATTATGGTCATAATAAGCCATCTTTTGCGGTATTTGACATTCAAATTGACTGGAAGTTTGTGCCATTTGATATGATGCTAGAACTTGCAGAAGAACTTGGCGTTACGGTTGTTCCAATTCTTTATAAGGGGCCATATGATTTGGAAGAATTAGTAAAGTATCGTGATGGCAAGGATTCTCTTTCTGATTCTAATATTCGGGAAGGCATTGTTATCAAGGCTATTGATGGCGGAAGGCATCCTAATCATGGCCGAAAGATTGGAAAGTGGGTTTCGCCTAGTTACTTAATTAAAAGTACTGGAGAGGAATTTAACTAATACTACAAATTAAAACATTATTACTTAAAATCGCTCTATTTTAGGGCGATTTTTTTTTGCATTATTTTTAATACTTCCGTATAATATCAGTATATTTCTTTACTAAATAAAAAGAACAAAAATAGTTTAGACTATTAAATTTACATTTAAAGCTAGAGAGAGCGAAATAAAAAATGGCGATTATTTATAAAAATATTAAACCAGAAGGATTGTCAAAGATTCTAAGTCAATCAGCAACGCTTGTTGCATGGGTTAGTCCAACAGCGGGAAGCGTTGGATCATATAACGGAAATGATTCATTTACTTTAAATTCTAATGTCAGTATTACTAATGGATTTGGTGCTACAGTATATTCAGTGGCATCTGGAACATTGCCTACAGGGACAACTTTAAATACATCAACTGGTGTTATTTCTGGTACATTGGATAATAATACTAACAGCTATAATTTCACAATTCGTGCAACAAATAATGATGTATCGGATGATCGTGCATTTTCGGTAACGGTTACGCAAGTAACAACTGTTGCATGGGCAAGTCCAGCGGCAGGAAGTCTTGGTAACTTCAACGGGGGCGATTCTTTCGTTTTCTCTCCAATAATAAGCGTAGTTCACGGCTCTGGCTCAACAGTATATTCTGTTCAAAGCGGAACATTGCCACTTGGAACAACCTTGAATACATCAACTGGTGCAATTACGGGTATTCTTGATGCTGCTCCATATGATGACCTTCCAGAAAATTACTCTTTTACAATCCGTGCTACTAATAATGGCGTTTACTCGGATCGCTCTTTTACTACTTCTATATATGAAGTAACATTGGTTTCATGGAATGGTCCGGCAGCAGGTGCTCTTGGTGCGTTCAATGGTGGAACTGCATTTAGCTTTACTGCAAATACAACTATTCTTGATGCAACTGGGCCAACGGTATATTCGGTTGCTGCCGGTTCAATACCAGCAGGAACAAGTTTAAATACATCAACTGGTGCTATTACGGGCACATTGACTAATGCAGATTCTAACTTCTCATTTACTGTTCGCGTAACTAACAACGGTGTATATTCAGACCGAGCATTTACTGGTTCAGTCGTTAATACAACTTCTGTGACTTGGAATGGTCCATCCGCAGGCGCACAAGGTGCATCAGCCGGTGGTTCTTCGTATAGTTTTACTGCTAATACATCGGTTGCCAATGCCGTTGGTTCAACCGCGTATTCTGTTTCATCTGGTACATTACCAGCAGGAACGAGCCTTGACGCCGCAACTGGTATTGTGTCCGGCACATTGACTAATAGCGCATCGAGCTATTCATTTACCATTCGTGCAACAAATAATAATAAGTACACAGATCGTTCGTTCACTGGAACTGTTACCGCTACTACTGTTGTTACTTGGGTTAGCCCAACCGCAGGCGCTCAAGGCGCATTTGACGGTGGATCATCCTTCAGTCTAACTTCTAACGCCTCTGTTATTAATGCAGTAGGCTCAACGACATATTCTGTTTCATCTGGCGCAGTACCAGCGGGAACAACTTTGAACTCGTCAACTGGAGTTGTTTCTGGTACATTAACGAATACAGGCTCCAGCTTCTCATTTACAATCCGTGCTACCAACAATGGTATCACTTCAGATCGGGCCTTTACTGGTTCAGTTACCCCGATCACTGTTGTTACATGGAATAGTCCGTTCGCAGGAGCACTTGGTGCTGTATTTGGAAATTCTTCCTTTAACTTTACCCCAAGCATTACCGTTACTAATCCCATTGGATCAACGGTATATTCTGTTTCATCTGGATCATTGCCCGCAGGAACAAGCCTAAACTCATCAACGGGTGCTGTTACTGGTACATTGACCAATACAGATTCGAATTATGCATTCACTATTCGTGCTACAAACAATAGCGTTGCATCAGATCGCGCATTCACTGGATCGGTAGCTGCTATTGGTATTACTTGGAATAGTCCAACCGCAGGAGCACAAGGCGCATCAGCGGGTGGATCAGCATATAGCTTCACTTCTAATGTTGCAGTTACTAGTGCAATCGGTTCTTCTGGAAGTATTTCGTTCAATGGTAGTTCGAAAATTTCTGTACCAGGGTTAATTACTGGTAATTTCTCAATGGAAGCATGGGTTTACCCAACTTCTGGTGCAAGTAGCACAATTTTCTCAGACGGTGCATACAATTCTGGTTCATCGTTAATGGTATTCTTGAACAGCGGACAAGTTTACGTTAATTCTGGCGCTTCTGCTGGAAACATTGTCAGCGGCGCAGGTTCTGTGCCATTAAACACATGGTCGCATATTACTTGGGAACGTAGCGGTGCAACAAATACCATTTATGTTAATGGTTCGTCCGTAGCATCATTTAGCTACAACGCCAATGCATTTGGTGCAAGCGGATTTGCTATTGGTAGCACAACTTCTAATCAATATCAATTTACTGGAAATATGTCCGGTATCAGATTAGTAACATCAACCGTTTATAATGGCAATTTCAATACTCCGACTTCTCCCCCATATGCCATGACCAATACGGTGCTTCTGCTTAACTCAACTACATCTGGTACATTGCTAACAGATTCAAGCGGATTAAGCACCTCTGTAACAAATAGCGGAACTACATGGTCGGCAAGTTCGCCATATACTCAAATTGTATTCTCAATTCCAACTGGAACTGTTCCAGCAGGAACAACATTGAATACATCAACTGGTATCATCTCAGGAACACTAACGAATTCTGCTTCTAGCTATTCATTCACAGTTCGCGCTACTGTAAATGGTGTTACTGCTGACCGTTCGTTCACTGGAACGGTTACTGCTACAACTATTGTTTCATGGGTTAGTCCAGCCGCAGGCGCACTTGGTGCATCAGCGGGGGCGTCATCTTATAGCTTCACTGCCAATACTTCAGTAGTTAACGCAGTTGGATCAACTACATATTCTGTTTCATCCGGTACATTGCCAGCAGGAACAAGCTTGGATGCTAATACAGGTATTATATCTGGTACATTGAATAATCAGGCTGCTAGCTATTCATTCACAATCCGCGCAACCAATAACGGTGCTACTTCTGATCGTGCCTACACTGGTTCAGTTACTCTTACTACCACGTATGCAGTATCTCCAAATATTACTTCGGTTGATGAAGGAAATGCTGTAACATTTACAGTAACCACGGTTGGAGTTGCAGATGCGACAACGCTTTATTGGACTAATAATGGTACAGCCGTGGCTTCTGACTTCTCAGATTCCTTAAATTCTGGATCGTTTACCATCACAAGCAACTCTGGAACATTCACTAGAACTCTTTCTGCTGACTTAGCAACAGAAGGCCCTGAAACCATAATTGTTCAGATTAGAACAGTTTCGGTTAGTGGAACAGTTGTTGCCACCGCAAATACTGTTACAGTCAATGATACGAGCCTTGCACCAACTTATGCAGTATCACCAAATGTGACTTCGGTTGATGAAGGAAATGCTGTAACATTTACAGTAACCACGGTTGGAGTTGCAAATGCGACAACGCTTTATTGGACTAATAATGGTACAACTTCTGCGGCTGACTTCTCCGATTCAGCTAATTCTGGTTCGTTTACTATCACAAGCAACTCTGGAACATTCACACGGACGTTGCTAAATGACGTAACTACAGAAGGTAGCGAAACCATTATTGCACAAATCAGAACTGTTTCGGTTAGTGGAACAGTTGTTGCTACAGCAAATACTGTTACCGTCAATGATACAAGCGTTACGCCTTCTATAACTTATGCGATCTCGCCAAACGTTACTTCAGTTAATGAAGGAAATACTGTAGCTTATACCGTTACAACTTCTGGCGTTTCTGATGGAACATCGCTATATTGGACCAATAATGGTACAACTACTGCGGCTGACTTTACCGAAGGTGGTAGCATTTCGTTCAGTACTCCTCTATCAAATTACTTACAGGTTACAACCGATGCAATGGCTGGAGACTTTACGGTAGAAGCATGGGTTAACCTTACCTCATTGGCAACTGCTCAAGTAATTCTCGGTATTGATCCGGGTTGGGAAATCTGGATTACTACTAGCGGCACATTGGTATACTACGGAAGTGGTTATAGAATACAAACTGCTCTTTCTATTACAGCCAATACATGGAATCACGTTGCTCTTGTTAGACAAGGTTCTACCACTAAGATGTATGTTAATGGTGTAGCAGACGTAAATACGTCTGCATATACTGGAACCCTAGCAAGCCAAGCATCATATATTGGACGT